AGTGTTGGGCTTGCGTCGTTTGAATATTGAGCATGAGAAATGCTAACGCGCCATGACGGCAATTGGCGACCGGGT